TTTGCTTCGTCAACACGCTTCAACGCTTCCCCGATGGTTTTAGGTTCTTCCTCATCGGGTGAAACGCCGTTACCTGACTTGATGTCCATAGCAGGACGGCTGCCCTGCTGCTTAGTCTGCTCTTGATTCTGAGCAGGCTGTTGAGCAGCGGGTTGTTGGCTTGCGAAACGCTTAGCCACTTGTTTAGCGGTATTCGCCACTGAATCGAGATTGACGTTAAAACCGATGATGTTGCCTTGGCCATCGTTGATAGCATAAGGCGCAACGAGATCATCGAAAACGTCTTTCTCGATTTGGCTCATGCCTTGGTAAGTAGGCGCGAAGTCCATCATCTGAAGCGTCGGGAGAGACTGCTGCAAGAGTTCTTGCTGCTTCTCGTTTACACGACGGCGGAACAGATTCTGGATTTCGTCGTTAATAGACGTGATATAAGCTTGCGCATCTGCGCGGTTGGAAAACGGATGATCCGGATCGTCGGGATTGCGATAGAGGATTCTCCCAGTTGGGTTTCCATCGCGATCCTTTTCCTCGATCCTGATATCAGTGATACTCCAGAGATCAATCTGCTGTTCCTTGAGTTCCTTACGGACTTCATCGACAGCGCGGTTCTGGATATTCTTCAGGACTTCTTGCTTTGCAGGAGAGTAATCAACTGGTTCGACGAGAGTTGTAGATCCTCCCAGACTTCCTCCGGTATCCTCTTCGATGTTTCCGATGGTATCACTAGCAATGTTTCCTGTTCCATCAGGCTCAGTTGATACGCTTCCCTCGTTATTGTTTTCAGAACTAACTGCGTCTCCAGTTTCTCCAGATGCCAAAGGCTCCTCAGCTGCTGCTCGGTTAGCTTGATTATACATCTTAAAAGCTTCGGCAATATCCGTAGGCGTAGACGCTGCTTGAGTCTCATCCACCAGCTCTTTATTCTGCTCATCTGACATTATTCCACCTGTCCTTCATCTTCATCTTCAGCGACATACAGTTCGATGATATGATAGATACCAACTAGAAACTCATCACGCAGAGCGTTATAGATAATTTCCTTACGGGAAGTACCATATTCGTTTGCCTTGGATATCATGTCCGCAATCTCCCTTAGCATATCACTCCGTTTGTTATGCTTGAGAATAACGTCTTGTTGGCGGGTGATATACTTGCGGTACTGCTGGGTAATCCAGGTATATTCCATAATGCGCTCCGAGTCGCTGATGTTGTCCGTGAACTGGAACTCATGGTACTTAGCATTGAGGGTAATGAACATGTCGTAGAAACTCGGCATGTTGAAAAGAGCTTCTAGCTCTTTCTTGTCGATGATCTCATCCATGTTACAACCCCAAACTGCGGCGGTAAGCGTTCTGCTCCTCGTTCTTCCTGCGTTCTTTTTCTTCGATCTCAGCGAAGATATGATTTACAAGACCTATATCGCAGGCGAGGGTCTTACCAGCCACGTACCAGATATTCGGTTCGCGCTTGAACTGATCCTTATACTCGTGGTAATAACCGCTGTTCATCAGCTCATTCTTAACATTGGAGAAATGAGGATGAGTCCAGAGGTATCCGCTGCGTCCCTGCCAGGTGACGACGGGAAACAAGTCAACGCCAGCGGTGATGCCGAGTCCATAGTTTTCTTTTGGGACAGAAGACATGGCAACGACCTTGCGCTCGTTCTTCCCTTTAATGCGGTAGGTACCAGTGGTATAATCCATGTAGGCTTCAGCCGTTTTCCCAGCACGGTTACTGAAGTCTACTTCACCGCCGGACTTATCGAACACATGATCGTTCTGATCCATATCAAACTGGCGTTCCTCCAGCTCCATCTCATTACCGAGTTCTTCGTCATACTTAACGAGACGGTAACGCTCTGGCGGAAGCTCGGGAGCGACCATAACGGACTTACCATAGTAAGCACTCATCGGATCATTGTTCATATTGACAGGTGAAAAGTCTTGATGAGTACGCAGGAACTCTTTGAGCTTTTTCGTGTTCTCGTTTTCCTGCTTTTCCTTGACGAAAACAATCTCATCAGAAGATGCGCTCGCGGGATCGACAGTATAACCATTATAGGTAATGTTATACTCATCGTTAAACTCATCTTCGAGCTGTTTCTGCTTTACCGCAATAGCAGACTGAAGATCCTTCCAGGGAAGTTCTTCAGCGTTTTCAATGCCGAGTTCCTTAGCAAGTGCTAGGCTCTCGGCTTTATTGAGGAACGCCATTTCCATACCTTTCTCTTTGTGGTTATATTATGGTAATATTATTATAACCATACCACAACGAAAAAGTATTGGAAATTTAAAAATTTCTCCCCCAGCCGAAACCGGGGGAGAATCCCATTCTCACGCACGGAGTTACGCGAGTTCCTTCTTGATAAGATAGATCTGCTTGTTCATGATACGGCAGACAATCTCGTCAGCCAGCTCACGAGCTTCGATCATCTTCTTGAGCTGAGTTGCAGTTGCGGAAGCCGTTGCCCCATCAGCAGGATCGACGACAACAGCATCATAACCGCTCTCGATATACTCATCGAGCATAGCCTTGGCGTAAGCCTTCGTGGAGATACCGTTGATTTCAACCTGAGTGATAGCCATAATATTTTCCTTCCTGTTAGAGATTCTTAATGGCATTAACTACATTTGTGTTAACTGCGTCACCGCTTACCAGAGTACTGAGTCTCCTATTAGACCAGTCTCCTGGCATGTTTTTCGTTTGACCGCGATGACTGAGATAATCATAGTACGCATGGAGGAAGCCTACGGGCTTATCCCTCCATCGCGCGATTGTCGGCGAGAGGATATAGCTGTCAACGAATTCTTCCCGTTGCATCAATACCCTCGCCTTACTGGACTCATAACGTTCAGCATGTTTAGGAGGCATGGGGAATATGATTTCGATTAGTTTCTGAATATCCCCAGTACTCATGACTCCGTCTGACAACTGGTTAATGACATCGTTAAACGAGTCCATATAAGTCATGCACTTACTCGTAGCCAGTTTTGCTTCTTCGATTCTCTTCGGTGCAAGACTCATGTGCCTAATGTGGAGCATGGCGTCATTCTGCTTTAGCACTTTCCTGTACATGTTCTGGCATATGATCCTCGTCGGCACCATGATAAGAGCACAGGGAAACTGGCTGTTGAAACTGTTCGTACACATGATATTGTAGTTCCACTCTTCACCAAGTATGTCAGTCGTTTCCCATACCGCAATCATGAAACACAGACCTTGCTCAGTCATCCCAGCATTGGTGATGATAGCTCCATCATCCAATAACGGCTGGAGAAGGCTGAACGCGTCTTTGTTCTGAATGATACCGTACTGCGAGGACACACAACCAAGAATACGGTTGTTATTATCCACATTTACCTGGACTCCTGGAACGACTTCAAGCATTGTCAATCCTGCTGCATGTGTTCCAAATGCCAGAGGATTGCTTAGCTCAACCTTAGCTGGATATGGAGTTACCTCAAAGTCCAGCTTAGCATCTACCAGAGCGTCTTGCCAGTGCTTCCATGCTCCACGCACTCCGATGCCAATCCACGGAGCGTCTCGGGCGTATGCCGACTGTGGTTCGATTTGTGTAAGCGCCACTATTCATCCTCTCCTTGTCGCTTGTATTCTACTTCCTGTTTCATACGGATAAGCTCGCATACGTCATGGATAGCTGTTTCAAGGTCATCTGCATAGATGCCCGTGAAACTCTGAACACCCCTCTTCTCCTCATAGATCTGATAGGTTTCCTCCCCCCTAATGTTCCGAATATAATACCTACCATAGTCGTATGCGTTGATGCAAATATTCATAGAGCCTCCTTAGAGCATCGTGGAAAGCCGTTGCATCCTCTTACGCGCCTCGCTCGCTTTCTTGTCATACTCGGTCTTCGTATAGCTCACTTGCTTAAGAGCGTCGTTGAGCAAATCGAGTTCCACGTTAGACTGATTAAGCTGGCGATCCACTTCGAGGACTTCAGAAGTCATAGCTGTAATCTCTTCGGCATCTGCCTTCTTTATAGTTCCCACGTTGCTCGGTTCGATTGCATTAGACACACCTGCCTCCTAAATACTAATAAAGTGTTCTGACTGCGTTTCAAGGAATTCCTTGTAGATTTCCTCTTCTGTGAATTGACAGGTTTCTTTCCCGTTTACCTTCTGGATAATTCCCTTGACGTACTTCATGGACTCATGGAAGAGCTTAACCATATCAGTAATGATCTTGATTTCATCATTGAGGTCTGCACGAGTGTAATTGTTATAAGCCATCGGCACAGGACTGTCAGGACAGTACCACATGACATAGGCGTTCTCAAGAGACGGCAGTACCATGAACGCCACGGCAACTTGCCATCTCTCGTCGGCCTCTCTTGGATCGGTGAGAATCGCCTTGGCGTGCTGCTTAGGCTCGTAGCACTTAACCTCAAGAGCATACTTCGGCGGAGCGAACGTTGTGTTCTGGCATACGAGGCATTTATTCTTCTCGCTCCAACCAAGGCTCACACCCATGTTCTGCATCTGCGGAATGTCCAAGCCGTCTGGACTGAATCCAAGTCCGTTGCGCTTGATGATGATATCATCCCAGTGGTGTACCTGTTTTCCAGTCCACCACATGTTCCATTCCTCGATTGCATATGGCTCCATGATGTGACCACGCGCTGCAGCACCGTTGCTCGTCGTATCCGGTTCTCTGTTAGAGAGCTTTTCATACGCGAGCGCGATGAAACCAGGGGACGGATCCCCCGGTTTCTTCAGATGCCTCTTATACTCT